CCAGTGGGATTGGTTACCCACCACGACCTTAGAAAGGTCGTGCCCTCCTAGGCTTGGTGCTGACGGCCATAGGACGTCCGGAACGCATCAAGTGCTCCCTGTCCTGGAAAGGGTCGAAACCCCTCTTCAGGAAGAACTTGAGCAGGGCACCGTATCCATCCAGCTTAGCTGGAGGGATAACGGCCTTAACCACATAGCCCCTGACAAGGGGGCTATGGAGTTGGGAACAGTAGCTCTGGGATTCGTATCCCAGAAAGCTATGTCTGCCCAACACTGAGCTAGTCTCGGCGACCAATGGGAAGAGCGACTCGCCCTTTCGGGCGAGAAGCTTGTCCAGGAAATCGTCGAGACTCTTCACCACGCCCCAGTAACCAGACTTGTAACACTGGTTTCTGAAGCTAACAGTGGAGATAAGCTCAGATGCGTCCTGCCGCTGGGTAGGCAGTACTTCGCGCACGCGGACTATTGATACGTCCTCACCCGCGTAGTACTCCTTACCACAAGACTCTCTGAACCTTCCGGTCCAGAAAGACTTGTCGGTATTGACTCGAAGACCAAAATCTTCGAGCTTCCCAACAACGGCATCGGCGTATTCCGCGGGGACAATGATATCGTCCCCGTAGACACGCACCTTTCCAGCAAGACCATGGATGGTCTTCCTGGACATCTGGCGTCTTTGCCCATCTTCGATCCCGCAGAGAACGATGGTCGCGAAGACCATCGCCTCTACAGGAAAGCAGAGAGCAGAACCCATAGACGCGAACTTGGCCAAGCGTATAACGCCATGGCCAGGCACATCAGCCTTCCGTGATCGACACGCATCGACGGCCCCTGCAACATGAGGCCACCGAGCGAGAAGAGCACGTACGAGCTGATTCGAGACGCGATCGGAAGCTTCGCTGAGATCCAGCGTCGCGAGGTTCCCTGTAAGGGACCCTTTCCGTGCCATAGACCTGTTAGGGTCTTGGTCCGAGAATCCGATGATCCACCTGTAGGGGTTGTCTTTCCCCTCCAGATTGGATACAAGAGACTCAGCTACGGCCTGCTGCGCATATTGCATCGCGGTAGGCTCGACAGCTATGACTCGAGGCGTCTTGAGCGTCTTAGGAACGGTGATGACCCTTACGGGCCTTTCCGCTCCAGGTTCGAGGATGTCCACATGGTGGAAATCCTGGTATGCCCGAAACGACGGTGCAACAAATCCGTCAAGAAACGGAAACCAGGTCTCCAACCTTGAGGTCCATTCTGTCTGATCGTACTTCTGGTTTCCCAGAAGACGATCAGCAGTGACCCCAGGCCCATGCTTTGGGACAATCTGTCCCGAGTAGACTTGTTCGTCTACCCGTTGCAGAACAGAAGCCCAAAGGAGCTGACCAACGCGAACAAACTGATTTACATCAGCTTGGCTGCGTATTTGGTCAGACTCTCGGACGTCCTTCTCACACTGGATGAACTGCTCGATCGCTGCCCTGGTTCTCCTTTCGGAGCACTCCAGGTTTACCTTCGCGAACATCAGAGTAATCTGACGTATCGCTTGGATCGCATCGATCGATGGTTCATCCAGAAGACGACCAGAAGCACGGTCGAACACGAGATCGAGAAAACCTCCTAGAAATAGGGGGAGCTCTCCTGATCTCTTGCTTCTTGCGAAGCCAGAGAACAGTTGACGATCTACCCGTCTTTGGTCAAGACCTTTTTCGAGGTCTTTTCCAAACGTGGGCAAGGTGATCGTGAGAAACGATTCACCCTCGTGTTCGACACGAAGCATGACCTCTTTCAGGTCACGCTCGGTGCTCACGCCACACCAGGTCCCTCGATCAAGAAGGACCTCCTGCAAGAGACACGTGAGGCTTTTCACGGCCCGCCTTTCTGAAGAGAGGCAGAGTCGTCCCGAGCCTTGCGTGAACCGTCCGATAAGGAGCCCCTAGACGATCTGTCTAGGGCCAGTCACCGGCGTATGCCTCGCGGCAATCGCTTACGACTCACCACCAAGAAGCTTGGTGGTGTTCGCACCGGAAGTAGAGGTCAGCCACAGCGTCAAGCTGTCGATGATCTGCTTCTGCTCGGTGATCGTGAACCCGGTGTTCGGAACGTCCGCGACGATGTAAGCACTCATCGTGTACGGAACGTTCTGAGCCGGGAACAGCGGATCAGCGGCAGTCTTCCGGAAGTCAACGCGTGCTGTCCGTCGAGTCCGCTTTCCATAAGCGGATGAAACGGTCAGCTTCAGATTGCCGTCGTCCTTACTATAGACGGCGCCATTCTGATTCGTCGTAACCCTCGGGAGAGAGTTAGCGACAGCGTTGACAGTCAGGGACTGGGGATCGGTGAACAAGGCATGACTCCAGCAGGGAAGCGGTGTCGACCACTGGTTGTGGTTCGATCACCGTTGGGATGGACTCGGGCATGAATAGTGGCAGCAACATAGTCACTGCCCCCACCACTCCCGCTGCTATGAACCAGAGATAGCACCCATAAGGTGCACTCTCTACGACGGGCTCCTCTACAATAGAGGGACCATCGTTCAGGTAGCCGTCGAAACGCTGCCAGGGGTTCACAGCAACCTCCCACCCTTGGATAAACCAAGGGCGGTAAGGATGGCCCACTGACGCGCAGAAAATGCCACGTCAGGGTCCAGGCCGAAACCGTAAGGGGTCGCCTTCACTCTCTTCTTGACTTTCGTCACGAAGGTCTGAGAGTGAGGTCCGGGGGGTCCACCCTTAAGGGTGACACCCTCCATCAGATAGGTGTCACGTATTGTGTAAGTACACATTACGTAACCCCATCTCATGACAAGGCTGTCGTTGCTAAACGCGGCAATGTTATGTGCGACATCACCGGCATTCGCAAACCAATCGGCAGCCCAACTCCAGGGGGTAAGCTCCCAGAGGGTATCGACACTAGGTCGAATCCCGTACAGCCTGTTTAAGCGCTGTGCTGCAGCACTCATCTT